GCTCGCGGCCGCGGCGAGGAGCCTCCCGGCCGCCTCGACGCTCGGCGATCCCATCTCCGGCCTGCGTGCGCTCGGCGGGTCGATCAGCGTGAGCACGTTGCGCGGTGTGAGGCCGCGCCTGCGGGCGATCTCCATGGCCCGCTTCGCGATCCGGAACACCTGCAACATGTTGGAGTCGGCGAGCCCGCGCTCGTCCATCGCGATGAAGACTCGGTCCCAGTCCTCCGGCTGCTGTCGGTCGACGCGGACCTTGCCGAGGACGGGGTAGATGTAGAGCCGCGCTTTGCTCCGGTAGCCCTTGACGGTGGTCGGGTCGCACCTGCGTGGTGCGACGTCGGTGAAGTAGGTCTCGAACCACGCCTGTGTGGTCGGGGCCCGGCCGGCGCGTGGGGGAGCGCCGGTCTTCGCCGCGGCGAGCAGCTCCTCGGCGCGGTCCTCGGCGGCGTCCTTCGTCCGGCGTTTGATGTGGCGCTGGTCGGCTCGACCGTCGGGCCGGGTGCCGACGGTGACGTAGACGTGCCACGTTCCATCAGCGCGCTGCTTGGCCTCGGGCCGTTTTCGGCGGGGCAATGTGCCTCCAGGGGAGCGGGCTACTCGGCCGGCTCTGGCTCCGCTTCGTTCGCGGCGCGGGCCGCCCGGGCGAGCATGCGGATGGTGTGACGGATCGCCTGCTTCTCGTCCTCGTCGACGTTGGGATCGCGGAGGATTCGAGCGAGCCGGGACAGGTCCGGGTCCAGCGGAGACTCGGGCGTCGGCTCGCGGGTGTCGTCGATGCCGAGCGCTGCATACGCCGCCGACGGCGGAATATCCAGCCCAGCGCAGAACTGCTGCACCTTTTCAAGCGTGGGCAACTTGGTGCCCTCGCCGCGCTGCCACCGGTGGAACGTCGATGGCTGGACGCCTGTTGCCTTGGCGATCGCTGCGTCATTCATCCCACGACTTCGTGCGTCGCGGAGCGCGCGTTTGACGAACGCGGCGAACCGGACACGAGCGACTTCGCGGGAGACGGCCACGCGCTGACGGTAAGTCCCATATTTGGGAGGGCGGTCTCGTGCAGCGGAGCGCAGCCGTGTACGGCAGTGGCGCCATGGCCACCGCCGCCGCTGACTGTTCCTGACTGAATACGCACGCACGACAGTCAGACTAGACAGAGTCGGGCCGACCGAAATCATCCGAACGTATGAAGTACTCCTATGTGCGGGAGTATGCTAGCGTCACTCCCATGCTTGGCAGTACAGACAAGAACAGTGCCGCGCATGCGAGTATTCCGCAGCGCGACGCCTACCAAGTGCCCGAGGTCGCGGTGCTGCTGGGCGGTGTGGGTGAGCGCTACGTCTGGAAGCTCATCGGTACCGGCGAGCTGGCGTCGTTCAAGACCGGACGGCTTCGCATGGTCGCGAGGAAGGACCTTGACGCGTTCATCGACAAGCTGCGCGAGGACGAGTTGCAGGCGCGCGAAGCGGCGGCCGCGTCATGATCCGCGGCGACAACACCCAGGGGAGCGGCTCCGGAGCCGGCACCGGCTCTGGCGGTGGCAGCTCCTCAGGAAGCGGTAGCGGCAACAGCGGTGGGGGAGCGGGCACCGGCCCGGGCCGCCGCGACGTCGTGTGGATCCGCCTCGCAGTGCCCGCAGCGGTGCGCACCCCGTAGACCGCCGGGGTTGCGGGTTGCGCGCTCTCCCCCGTGAGTGCAGGCACCGGACCCCGGCCCCACCCCAGACAGAGCGAAGGCCCAGCGCTCGACCGCCGGGCCCTCAGACCGGAAGACCTAACCCAAGGAGGGTCCACCGATGAACGAAGACTACGGCCAGACCGGCACCGAGCGCGAGCCGAGCGACTGGGTGAGTGAACTCCTGGCCAAGCCCAGCGCCGAGCGCGAGCCGCGTTTCCGCCTGCCCGAGGTGTCCGGGCGCTGGGCCGGGGCGACCGACGACGAGCGGGCGCTGATCTTGAACCAGGCGCACGCTGAGGCGATCGTCGAGTACGTCAGCCGCAACCTGGTCGCGCGCGGCGCCGACCCGATCGACGAGCTGCCGGCGCACTACCGGCACATGACGCTCGCCGAGGTCGAGGCCGGCTTCGCCGCGTACGACGCACTGCCCGCCGCCGACGACGGTCCCGGCCGCGACACGCACGGCCCGCACGACGCCGCAACCGTGGCGCAGCGGCTGGCCGAGGCCGCCGCCGAGATGACCAGCCCGACCGTCACCGTCGAGCACCCCGTCTCCGCGCACCAGGGCGACGCCGAGCTGGAGGTGCGGGTCTGCAACACCATCGCCGAGCACATCAAGGGCCACAACAAGCGGCGCTTCGCGACCCGGCAGATCATCGCCGCCGTCCGCTCGGCGAGCACCCCTCGGTACACGGACCGGCTGACGCTTCACGCCGACGACCTCGACGTGCCCGTCGACGGACCGCGCTGGCAGGTCCTTGACGCGAAGGACCAGCAGACCTGGCACGACCTTGACGCGATCACCGAGTGCGAGCTCGGCGAGCAGTGCCCGATCGCCGCGAGCCTGCCATCGGATGTCGAGTGCATCGTGCTGATCGGCACGGCGTGGGGCGACGGGTTCGCCCACACACCGGCGGACGCGATGATCGACGTGCGCATCCCAGCGGCGGTGACGGCATGAGCGCGCAGCCGACCCGCGAGCAGATCCTCCGCGACGTCATCGCGCTGGCCGAGCACTTCCGCGCCGACAAGCGGATGCCGGTCGACGCGTTCACGTTCCGGTTCTCGCACTGCATCACCGGCGACGACGACGAGCGCGGCATGGCCGAGCTGGCGCAGATCGCCGACGCGCTCGGCGTCGAGGTCACCGACGACGGCGGCAGCCACTTCTACGCGACGAAAATGTTCGGCGTCGTGCAGTTCCAGGCGTACTACGTGCTGCGCCAGCACATGGCGGACTACTCCGCGTTCATGGCCACTCGGTCCGCGTGGAAGGCGGCCCGCGACGGCGTTGACGTTCCTCCCTCACCCCCCGAGGAGGTGGCCGGGCCGGTGGCGGTCGGCCCGGCCACCGCGCCCATCCCGCCCGGCGCGTACGTGGACGAGCGGACCGGCCTGATCTCCGGGCCGCTGCCTGAGGACGGGCACACGTACGCCTGCTGCGGCAAGGTCGGCCGCATCTCGCGGCATAACCCTTGGTGCCCGGCCGAGCCGCCGGAGGTCGAGGTGTGGTGCGGCTGCTTGACCACGCGCCTCGCCGAGGGCGAGAAGTTCTGCGCCGGCTGCCTCGCGGCGCAGAAGAAGCTCGCCGACGAGGGATGGACCGCCGCCGCCGAGCGGATGGCCGCGCCCGACGAGGTGGACCGATGAGCCGCTTCGACTGGATCACCCCGATGCGTAAGGGTGTCGCCGGCACCGACGAGGACCGCGCCGCACGCGCCGAGGACGGGTTGGCCGGGCAGGCCGCCGCGACAGTGCTCCGAGATGGCCGGGTGCAGCTCGTCGTCATGCCGGACGCCGGCACGTTCGACTCCTCCGTGACCATCAGCGCCGATGACGCTCTGGCGCTGGCCAAGACGATCCTGGATCGAGTCCAGGCCGCCCCGGTCGTGGCCGGCGACGACACCCCGGGCGGTGAGCCGGCATGAGCCTCGTCTACCCGACACCCCGGTGCATGCGCCGCAAGCACGACGAGTGCGACACACCCCAGTGGTGCGGCTGCGACTGCCACACGGCCGCCACGGACACTCCGGCTGACAACACCGTCAACAGCCACGACGACGAGATCGAGCATGTCGCCCGGACCTTCGCCGACGACGTTTCGCTCGAACTCGACGCGCGCGACATCGAGCACCAGGTCGACGTGCAGTGGAACGGCGACGACGGCGACGACGACGGCTGGTACGTCGTCATCGCCGCCGGCCGCGAAACCGGCATCCCGCTGCGCGAGTACACGCTCACCTACGACACCCGCGACCGGCGCTGGCTTGTCCAGGTCGACCTCGGCGAGGAGGAGCAGCCCGAGCAGCCGCGCCAGCTCGACGCGCTGACCGCTGGCTCGTCGCCGGTCGAGGTCGCCGAGCACATCGCGGCCAACGTCGGGGGTGCGTCATGACGTCGATGGTGCGCAGCGCAGCCGACATCCTCGCCGAGATCGAAGCCGTCCCGGCCAGGCCGACCCCGCCGGCCGAGCCCGACTGGCCAACCGTCATCCGCTGGGAAGAGCCGCCACCCCGCGACCCGCGCGGCCACGACAAAGACCCGACACCCGCGCCGGAAAGCAAATATGAGCGGCTCGCCGCACAGCTACGCAGCCGCCCCGGTGAGTGGGCGCTCGTCTACGAAGGCGTCAAGGCGAAGGCGGCCGGCATGGCGATGGTGATCCGCCTGTCGCAGGTGGTGGCGTTCCCGAACCTCGACTACGAGGCGACGACCCGCACCCGCGACCGGGTGACCCGCACCTACGCCCGCTACGTCGGCGACGGGAGGTGATCGCGGTGAGCCTCGTCGACCTGCCCCGGCCGTGGTGGTACCACCCGGATCCGCCGCCCGCACCGACGTTCGAGCTGCCGTCGCAGCCGGACCCCGCCTATGCCGCCGGCTGCCAACTGGTGCCCATCGCATCCGTGGTCGACGTGTTCGCCCGCTGCGAATGGTGCCGCCAGCCGACGCCCGGTGTCCTCGCCGACTGCGCCGACCCCAACTGCCCCGGGAGGTCAAGGTGAGCCGGTACTGGCTGTGGTGGGCGCTGCGTGGCCTCGGCCTGATCGCCCTCGGCGGCGCGGCAGGTGCCGCCGCATGGGAGGCCGCACGGATCCGGCGAGGTGCCCGATGAGCTGGCTTGAGGTCTTCCTGCTGTTCATCGGCTTCCTCTTCGCGATGGCGCTGCTGGGAGTGGTGGCCGCGATCGCCGGCCTGCTGATCGCCGCCAGCCGCGCCGAGAAGCGCGAGCGGGCCAAGCGTGGCCGCCCAGCCCCGGCCGACGAGGTCGGCGCCGACATCCTGCCCGACGGCTCCCCGGCCGTGCAGCGGTCCCGGCTGTGGCCGCCCTCCTGCCGGCTCCGCGAGGACTACATCGAGGCGGCCGAGTCCGCCTACGACTGGTCGGCCGCCGAGTCGGCCCCAACCCGGAAGCCGGTGCGGTGATGGCTCAGGAGTATCTGCTCGCGGTCGCCGGGCTGGCCCTGCTCGGCGCGGCCACGCTCGGCGTCCGCGACGTCATCCGCTACCGGCGCCGCCGGCACTACGAACCGAGGCACACCGGCGAACAGCCGCGCACCGTCGTCGAGGCCGAGCACCAGGGCGCCACCGAGCAGTGGTCCCCGCTGGCCGACATCGGCCCGTCCGGACCGGTCGACCCGCACGCGCAGCTCACCAACGCACGCGCCCAGATCGCCCACTGGCAGCGGCAGGCCGAACGCTGGCAGGCGGTCATCGCCACCGAGGACGGCCGCTGGGTCCACACGGCCCTCGACCGTATGGAACGCGACTTCCGCACGAAGCTCTCCCGCACCGGCCGGCACGTCCACCTCGAGGCCGACACCGCCGAGTGGCGCCGGTCCGACATCCGCCGCCCCGCACGAAGTGGAGCACCACGATGAGCATCCTCAAGCCGTCCGCCGCCGTCGCCGCGTTGCAGGTCGAGCGGGCCATGTGGGCACGCCGGACCGCCCGCCGCAACAACACCGTCGCCCTGGTGCGCAGCCTGATCACGCCCGCCCGGAAGCGCGGCGGGGCACGGTACGGGCCGGCACCCGAGAAGCCGACGCACGAACGGATGCAGGCGCCGACGCCGATGGACCCGGTGCGCCGGGTCGACCTCTACACGAGGCAGTTGCAGTCGCTGCCCACCGACCGGCAGGAGCGCCAGCTCTGCCGCTTCGCCAACCAGCAGGCACGCGCTGAAGGGCTGATCGTGCCGGGCAGCAAGGGCCGGCCGACGCCGAGGCGAGGTGCCCAGTGAGGTACGAGATCCGGCCGCTCGGCCCGTGGACCGGGCCGAGCACGGAGAACCGGCGCACCGGTGCCCAGTTCCGCAGCACCTGGGAGGCGACGCTCAAGCTGCTACGCAATGAGGCCGAATGGCTCGGCGCCACCTACCTCGTCGTGCAGGTCGACGCCGACCCGTCCGACATCCGCCTCGACGGCATGCTCCGCGCCCGCGCCCGCGTCGGCTTTCCCGGCGTCAAGGTGTCGCTCGACTCGACGTACGGGCCGCTGACGTACGCCACTGACGCGTACGAGGAGTGGCGAAAGAACGTCCATGCGGTCGCCCTGTCGATGACTGCGCTGCGGGCCGTCGACCGGTACGGGGTGTCGACGCGCGGCGAGCAGTACCGGGGCTGGGCGGCTATCGAGGCCGGGCCCACCGCGCGAACCGCCGAGCAGGAAGCCGCCCAGCAGGCCGCCGTGTTCCTGGCCATGGTGTCGGGCAAGGGCATCACTGGCGAAGCAATCATGTCCGATCCGGGTGCGCGCGCTCGCGCCTACCGGCAGGCTGCCGCCCGTTATCACCCTGACCAGCCCGGCGGTAGCCCCGACCTGATGGCGCAGATCAACGTCGCGCGCGACCTGCTGGAAGGGGCGAGCCGATGACCGACAACCTGGCCGTGGCCCGCTACCAAGTCGACGAGGATGCCGCGAGCATCGACCTGCACCTGGCCACCACCTCCCGGGGCAGCGTCGTCGGCGCCCACGCCGTACAGCTCCTCGACGACTACGGCCTCGACCCGAAGATGCTCGCCTGGATCGCCGCCGAGGCGATGACCCAGCTCGTCGAGGAGCGGGTCGCCGCGCGTGCGGCCCGGCCCGCCGAGCCGGTGATGCCGCCGGCCGCCGCCGAGATCCGGCTCGCCGCCGACTTCCCCGACAACCAGCCGCTGGGAGGCCGTCATGGCTGAGGCCGTGCGCGTCACCGTCACCGACGCCAAGACACACGAGGTGCTCGGCAGCCAGATCGTGGAGGCCGGCAACTACGTGCTGCTCTGCGTGCCACCGTGCCGGCTCGACAGCGAGCAGCACCACGCCAACGGCACCAGCGTGCTGACCGTCAAGGGGCGCCGATCCGACCTGCTCGCCACGGTGGTGACCGGTGCCTGAGCTTCGCATCGTCGTGTTCGGCACGCCCGGCCCGCAAGGCTCCAAGCGGCACGTCGGCGGCGGCCGCATGGTCGAGTCCAGCGCGAAGGTCGCACCGTGGCGCACCGACGTCAAGACCGCCGCCGAACAGCTCGTCACCTGCCAGTGCTTCGAGCAGTGCGGCACCCTCAACGACGGCTACCCGCTGACCGGGCCGCTCGTCGTCCGTATGGTGTTCAGCTTCGTCCGGCCGAAGAGCCACTACCGCACCGGTCGCAACGCCCACCTCCTGCGCGACGGAGCGCCCGCCCGGCCGGGCGGCAAGCCGGACCTGAGTAAGCTGCTGCGCTCCACTGAGGACGCCCTCACCGCGCTGGTGTGGAAGGACGACGCCCTGGTCGTCGACTACGAGCGTGCCGCGAAGGTGTGGGTCGGCGAGGACGCGGAGGCGCTCGACGTGCCCGGCGCGCTCATCGTCATCCGGCCGCTCGTTGACGTCGCCCTCGACCCGGTGCTGCGCCTCGGCCTGCCCCTCGACCCCATCGCTGCCTCGCTCGCCCGCGGCGCGTCCATCGCCGACCACACCGGAGGCATCGCATGACGATCAAGCGGATCAACCGCGGCAAGGGCCACAGCTACATCGACACCGACACCAACCAGCCCGTCCGCGGCGTCACCACCGAAACCGGCGACGGCCTGCCCAAGCCGGCCCTGCTCAACTGGGCCGGCGACGCCACCGCCGAATACGCCGTCGACAACTGGGACGACCTGGCCAAGCTGTCGCTGTCCGAACGCATGAAGAAGATCAAGGGCGGCCGATACGAGAAACGCGACGCCGCCGCAGCCAAGGGCACCAACGTCCACAAGCTCGCCCAGCGGCTCATCGCCGGCGAGCGGGTCGTCATCCCCGAAGGGCTCGAAGGCTACGTCACCGCCTGCGTCAACTTCCTCAACGACTTCGACGTACGCCAGATCTACGTCGAAGCGGTCGTCTACTCCGAGTCGAAGCGGCACGTCGGCACCCTCGACCTGCTCGCCGACATCCTGCTGCCGGACATGCCGGAGTACGACGACATCCCCCGAGACGACGCCGGCTACGCCCGTGGCCTGTTCGACTGGAAGACCAGCAAGTCCGGCATCTTCGGCGACGTCGCCCTGCAGTTGGCCCCGTACCGGCACAGCGAGTTCCTGATCGACCCGGTGACCGGTGACGTCGTCGACATGCCGCGGGTCGACTTCACCGCCGGCATCCACCTGCGCCCGAACGGCTACACGCTGGTGCCGCTCATCACCGACGACGACGTCTACCGCGACTTCTTGTACGTGCGGGAGGTGGCCCGGGTCGTCAACAGCCTGCGCGACTTGGTCGGGGAGCCGGTTGTCCCGGCGACCGCGTCACGGTACGTGCTGGCCAAGGCCGACGAGGAGGCATCGTGACGGCGCCGACGACCGCGGCGCTCGCCGCCGCCCTCGCCAAGGTTCAGGCGCAGCTCCCGAAGCTCGAACGCGACCGGACCGTCACCGTGCAGCAGAAGAACGGCGACACCTACTCGTACAGCTACGCGACCCTCGCGAACCTGTCCGAGACGGTGCTGCCGCTGCTGGCCAGCCACGGTCTCAGCTTCGTGGCCATGCCCGGTGCCGGCTCCGACGGCAAGATGTGCGTCCGCTACCAACTGCTGCACGAGTCCGGCGAGTCGCTGGCCGGGGAATTCCCGATCAGCGGCGAGGGCGGCATCCAGATGATCGGCGGCCGGATCACCTACGCCCGCCGCTACTGCCTCGCCGCGCTCGTCGGGGTCGCGGCGGACGAGGACGACGAGTCCCGCCTCGCCGACGAGGGCCGGCCCGCTACCGCCCAGCGCGCGGCGCCACGCGGCCGCCAGGCGCCCCGGCCCGCTGCGGAGGCACAGGAGGACCGTCCGACCGCGCAACGTGCCCAGCGGCGTTCCAGCGGGCCGCCGCTGCCCGGCGAGCAAGAGGGCGGCGAGGCGCCCCGCGACGCCATCACCGAGAAGCAGCTCAAGATGCTGCACGTCCTGTTCGGCAAGGTCGACATGCCCACTCGCGAGGAGCGACTCCAGTACTGCAACGAGGTTCTCGCCGGGCTGGAGGAGCCGCGCGAGGTCACCTCCTCCACGATGCTGACGAAGACCGAGGCCACGGCCATCATCGACAAGCTGAAGGGCTGGGCCGACCAGCTAGAGCCCGACGGCGGTGGGTCGTGAGCGCCCGGTCGTGGTGGCGTCGCGTCCGGGTCGAGCAGACAGGCGGCCGGTGATGGGCGACAAGACCGGCATCGAGTGGACCGACGCGACCTGGAACCCGACCACGGGCTGCGACCGTGTCTCGCCCGGCTGCGATCACTGCTACGCCCTCACCCTCGCCGGCCGGCTCAAGGCGATGGGTCAGCCGAAGTACCAGAGCGACGGCGATCCGCGCACCTCCGGGCCGGGTTTCGGGCTGACGACACACGCCGACACGCTCGACCAGCCGGTGAGGTGGGCGCGCCCCCGCATGATCTTCGTCAACTCGATGTCCGACCTGTTCCACAACGAGGTGCCGGAGGCGTTCATCGCGCGCGTGTTCGGCATCATGGCCGCCACGCCCCGCCACACCTACCAGGTGCTGACCAAACGGCACGGGCGGATGCGGACGCTGCTGCGCTCCGACGACTTCCGCGAGCAGGTGTTTCTATCCAACAACCTCGACCAGGGCAACTTGCTCGACGGCGGCTGGCCACTCCGGAACGTCTGGCTCGGCGTGAGCGTCGAGGACCAGAAGCGCGCTGATCTGCGTGTGCCGGCGCTGCTGGACACCCCGGCCGCCGTGCGGTTCCTGTCCTGTGAGCCGCTGCTCGGCCCCGTCGACCTGCGCGACTGCGATGGTGTCGACGCGATCGAGCAGGACTGGACGGGCGGACCCGGCGGCGGGAGCGGAGCGCCGCACCCGTTCGTGGACTGGGTCATCGTCGGCGGCGAGAGTGGCGACGCCGCCCGGCCCATGCACCCCGACTGGGCCCGCTCGCTGCGCGACCAGTGCGTCGCGGCCGGCGTCGCGTTCCACCTGAAGCAGTGGGGCAACTGGTGGCCGGTCGGCCCGCTGTACGACCAGGGCGACGACGACGAGGAGGCGGACGACGCGCGCATGGACGCAGTCGCGTGGGAGATGGACGGCCGCGAGGTCGTGCAGTTGGAGTCATCCGGCTACATCGCCCGCGACCACCAGCCCGGGGATCACCGCACGTGGCTGATGGCCCATCGCGGTAAGAAGGCGGCCGGGCGCGAGCTCGACGGGCGCACCTGGGATGAGTACCCGGCGGTGGACCGTGGCTGACCACCCGTGCCCCGGCTGCCAGGCGCCCGGCGTCCCCCACAGCCAGCTCGCGTGCAAGCCGTGCTGGTGGCGGCTGCCGAAGCACCTGCGCGACGCCGTCAACAGCGGCTACCGGGTGCGTGTGCGCAACCCGCGCATCCACCGGGAAGCACTCGCCGCCGCCCTCGCCTGGTACAGAGACAACCCGGCGGTGAGCCGATGATTGCCAACCGGGGGAACCCGCGCTTCCAGGGCCCGCGCCTCACCGCCGCGACGGCCCGGCCGTGCCCCACCTGCGACGCCCCGATCGGCGAGGCATGCCGCCGCGCCATCGGCGGCCGGGTACGCGGCAAGGACGTCGGCGGTGCCTACGTCAAACGCCTCGCCAGCGTCCACCGGGCCCGCACCCACAACCCGGACCGCCCCGACGTGCACACCGACGGCGATGCGCTCGCCGCACCGGTCGACCCAAGGACGTATGTGCTCGGCGCCCAGCGTCGCAGGGAGATGGCCAGGTCCAAGGTGCACGTTGTCGGCGGCTGCGGGCGGGCGATGCTCGACCTCACGAGGGCGGTCCCGGCCGCCAATGTGCCGCGCGAGCAGCGCTGCGGCCGGTCCGGCTGTCGTACCCGCTGGCCTGCGACGGTGCCGCCGTGACGGGCCGGTCGGCGCTTCCGCGCGCGCACCGGCAAGGCGGACGCCAACCCACCCGACGCGGCGCCAAACACCTCGCCGTCGACGACCCCGCCAACCCCGGCTGCTGCCTCATCTGCCACCGGCCGACCGGCACACCCAACGACCGGCACATCGACCAGCTACCGACCACCGACCCCGCCGTCACCGCCGCCGAAGCCCGACGCCTCGGCGAGCGCGACCCCGAAGGAGATTGAGTGTCCAAACAGGACGACCCGCGCGAGTTCGCCAGCGTGCTGCTGGAGATCGGCAAGGGCACCCTGCACGCCCGGCTGTCCGAGCAGCTCGCCGAGATCTGTGCCGCCGTCACCGAGACCGGCAAGAAGGGCCAGTTGGTCCTGAAGATCGACGTGAAGCCGATGCCGAAGGCCGACAGCAACATCCTCGTTGTCACCGGCGTCAGCGTCGCCAAGGCCCCCGAGTCCGACGAGGCCAGCCCGACGTCGGTGTTCTTCGCCGACGACGCCGGCAACCTCACCCGCAACGACCCCCGCCAGATGACCCTCCCGTTCCGGGAGCCGACCACGAAGGGCACCAGCGCGTGACCGACTTCGAAGGCCAACTCCTCACCTCGCCGAGCGCCATCGACCAGATCGCGGCCCTCGCCGACGGTGCTGCCGCCGCCGAGCAGCTCGCCCCTGGCGGGTTCTACGTCGTCGCCTCCCGTGACGGCCGCCTGCACCAGATCGACCTCACCGGCGACCAGTGGCGCGACGCGCCGAAGCGCAAGACCGGCACCACCGTGGTCACCGACGTCAACAGCTTCTCCAGCTACTGGGAGAAGCACTCCGACGGCGGCAGCGAGGTCTACGCCGACCGGACCAAGCTCGCCGTCACGGCCATCCTCGACGCGCACACCGACACCGGTCCCCGCTGGGGCCAGCACCGCCTCGTGCTCCAACTGCGCCACAGCGACGCGTTCACCGCCTGGCAGAAGTGGTCCGGACACCTGCGCGCCCAGGGCGACTTCGCCGAGTTCGTCGAGGACCAACGCTCCACCATCGTCGATCCGTCCGCCGCCGACATGCTGGAGCTGGCCCAGTCCTTCGAAGCCTCCACGAAGGGGACGTTCAAGTCCGCCACCCGGCTCGCGTCGGGCGAGCGCACCCTGGCCTACGTCGAGGAGATCGAGGCGAAGGCCGGCAAGCGCGGCGACCTCGTCATCCCCGACCACTTCACCCTCGCCCTGGCCGTGTTCGACGGCGCGACCGAGGCCGAGGAGGTCACCGCCCGGCTGCGGTACCGGATCGAGGACGGACGGCTGCGCATCGGCTACGTCCTCGACCAGATCGGCGACGTCATCGCTTCCGCGTTCGAGGCGGTCGTGGCCGACGTCAACGTGCGGGTGACCGCCCCGATCCTGCGCGGGACCCCGGCGTGAACGGCGTCGAGGGGGCGACCACCACGCCCGCGTCGGCGACCGTCGCCACCGAGCTGGCCGCGATGAAGCGGCTCGTCACCACGCTGGAGGCGCTCGACCAGGGCACCCGGGCGCGGGTGTTGACGTGGCTGTTCGACCGCTACGACGCCGTCACCGGGGAGTCGGAGTGACGCAGTCGCAGTACGTCGCCGTGTTCGGCGCCTCCGACGACCTCATCGAGCTGCGCGGCGCCGTCGAGGAGGAGTTCAACTACCAGTCTGGCAGCCACAACGACAACGCCGGCGACCTGCTCGCCTTCTCCGACGGCACGGTGCTCCGGATCCGCCACGACGCCCCGTGGCGGATCACGCCGGTCGCGCGAGGTACGGCCGTGCTGCACATCGAACAGGCCACCGACGAGGAGGGCACGGACAAGGCGACGCTCACCGGGGACATCCGGTGGGTCGTGCAGGGCGTGGCGATCGAGAAGGCGAAGGCGGGGGGCAGCACGTAGGGCCACAAGGTCATAGGCTGTGTCGGCCCGACTCCCCCGTGTGGGGGTCGGGCCCGCAGCGTACAACCAGCACCATCCATAGAGATCAATGACTAGAACGGGGCCACATCAGCCAATGACCTGGTTCAAGGTCGACGACTCGTTCTACGACCACCCCAAAGTGTTCGACGCCCCCGACTGCGCCGTGGCGCTGTGGACGCGCGCCGGCACCTGGTCCGCCCGCAACCTCACCGACGGGTTCGTGCCGACCGGGATGCCCGCACGCCTCTGCGACGACCCCGACCGCGCCGTCCGGGAGTTGCTCAACCGCGGGCTGTGGTCACGGAGCAAGGGCGGATACCTGTTCCACGACTGGCGCGAGTACCAGCCCACCCGAGAAGAGGCGATCGCCTCGGCGCAGAAAATGTCATCGGGTGGCAGCCTCGGAAACCATCGCCGCTGGCACGTCGGCAAGGGCAAAGTTGACCCCTCCTGCCGCTACTGCCAGGACAAACGCGATCGGGGTACGGATCGCCCACCCGATCGGGTACCCGATACCCCACCCGAGTCGCCCCCGAATCCTCCCGGCCCGTCCCGTCCCGGCCCTTTAGGGGGTGGGGGTAGTAACGCCACCAACGGTCGCGCGCACGCGAGCCAAGAGCCCCCCTCCCGATGCCCCGAACACATCGACGACCCAGACCCGCCAGCCTGCCGACGCTGCGCCGACGCCCGGCGCGCTCACGAGGCGTGGGAACGCGACCGGCCGCAGGGCCGCGTCGAGCTACAGCGCGAGGTGCCGCGCTGCCACACGCATCCTGGCCAGCCAGCGAACACCTGCGGCCTGTGCCGCAGCGAAAGGATCGGAGCGCAGTGACCCACGACCACCGCACCATGGCTGACCGGCACTGGCACAAGATCTACACCGACCAGTACGAGCAAGCCGTCGCCACCGCCCACGGCGCCATCCTCGGCTGGACCACCGGCAACGGCGAAGCCCCGCCGCACCTCACGGCCGTCCTCGTCGAGGCCTACCGGCGCGCGTTCGCCGAAGCGTTCAACGCCGGCTACGACACCGCCCGAGAGGACGTGACCACGTGACCGACCAGCCCACCACCTGCACGACATGCGGCGCCGCGGTGACCCGCCGCACCTACCAGCCCGTCGACGAGCCGCACCCATTCGGCGACACCGGCGAGGTCAAGACCGGAATCGCGATCAACGAGCCATGCGGGCATTGGTCCGGCGCCCGCACCGGCCAGCGCGTCGAGCCGTCCACCTTCCCGGCGATGTTCGGACCACACCAGCCCGACGCCAGCGGCGCGCGCGCCGCCCAAATCCAGGCCGTACGCGACGTCACCGCCTGGGCCGAAATGGACGACCAACTCGCCTCCGAAGTCGTCGACGCCGTGCACGCCGCCGGCCGCGACCAGGGCGACGCGCGCAGCTACCAGCAGGCGGTCGCCAACGCCCGCAACAACGATCTCTACCGCACATGGTGGCGCACCACCGGCATCGACTGGGACGAAGACGACTGGCTGAACCAACCCGCCCGCCGAGCACTCGCCCGATACCTCGAGGCGGTCGGACCGGGCGGGACGGGCAGCGAGCGCAACCACCCGGGCGACGCGATCAGCGCCAGCGCACACGCCCACCACCGCTACGCCGTCGCGTTCCACACCCTCAGCGCCGAACTCAGCAAGGCCGGACGCTTCGTCGCCCTCAGCGAACGGGAGGCCGCCGCCCGGGCCATGCTCGCCGCCGTCGACAACCTCGACCGCGCGTGGGGGCGCGACAACCCCGCCACGGCCGCTGAGACGGGCCAGGACGGTACGGGGGTCAGCGGAGGGTGCGAAGCGGCGGAAACGGGCGGGAGCGAGCCGTGAGCCGAGCACGACCAGCCGTCGCACCAGCCGTCCGCTCCGTCGAAGCCCTCATCCGCACCCGCAGCGAGCTCATCGACACCGACGACGGCCCGGTCCGCGTCACCCAACCCTGCCTCCTCCAGATGCTGATCACCTACCTCATCCGAGCCAGCAAAAACGGCGGCCGCGGCGCCGGCGGAGCCAGCGTCCCCCTCGACACCGCCGCCTGGGACCTCCTCGTCGAAATCCGCTACAACACCCACGCCTGGGCGCAGCTCCTCGGCATCGACCCCAAGCCCTACTCGGCCGCCGACACACCACGCCCCGGCAAACCCGCCACCCCGCCGATCGGCAAACTGCTCCGCGCCGTCGCCCACGAGGCCGAACGCGTCGCGAGGCAGCCCGTCGCCGACGCCATCACCACCTGCGCCCGACGCTGGGCCAGGCTCATCGAGGAGATGCTCGCCGGCCAGCCCGAGCAGCGCGGCGTCCGAGGCGCCCGCTGCCCCGCCTGCGCCACCGAAGAGATCATGGAAGAACGAGAGGACGTAGAGCGCTGGCCACCCCGCAACGGCTGCCGAACCGACGGCAAAGGCACCTTCCGCGCCCCCGCCATCGTCTGCATCGCCGCCACCGAACCCGACGAGCCCGCCACCCTGTGCTGCCTCGCCTGCGGATGGTGGAGCCCACTCGGCGTGGCCCTGGTCGACACGCCCGAGGTGAACGAGGTGGACGAAGATCCGGCCGAGGCCGCATAATGCACACGTCGGCCATCAGCGTGCCCAAAAACAGGCGACGGCCAAGCCGCCGACGAGATACGATCCGTTGTACCGATCCAGCCCGGCGAAGCGGATGCGCACCGTGGAACCGGCGGGAGCGGCACCACAAGCGCTGAGGCGGTGCGCGGTGCCGTTGTCCGGCTGGTGAGCCGCCACCACAATGAGCCCCCAAGCGCTGAAGGTCTGCCCCGCCCCCGGCTGCCCCGAGCTCGTCGAGTCCGGCCGATGCCCAGCCCACACACGGCAGTCCGACAGGGCACGCGGCACCAGACAGCAGCGCGGCTACGGACGCGAGCACGAGACCCGCTTCCGTGGCCCAGTCCTCCGACGCGATCCGCTCTGCGTCTGCGACGACCAGGCCCACGGCCACGGACCACAATGCCTCGCACCCAGCACGGTGGCTGACCACTGGCCCCTCGACAAGCGCGAGCTGAGGGCACGCCGCATGGACGAACACGACCCCGAGCACGGGCGCGGGCTGTGCAAGCAGTGCCACGACAAGCACACCGCCCACACCCAGCCAGGCGGATGGCACGGCAGTCACACAGCGTGACACACCCCTGGGGGGAGACCCCCAAGATCGGGACAGCCGGGACCGCCGGGGAGGCGGATTTTGCCGCGTACGGGTTTCGCGCCTTTTCTGATCATGCTTTTGTGACGCTGCGTAAAGGCCGGGAGGTGACCCGATGCCTGGTCCTGCCCCGAAGCATCCGAGCGTCCGCGCCCGAACGAACAAGGCGTCGACCCGGGCCACGCTGACCGCCCCGACGGCCGAGGTTGTGATCCCGGACCTGCCCGACGACCGGGCGTGGCATCCGCAGACGGAGGCGTGGTGGGCGGATGTGTGGCGTTCGCCGATGGCGCCGGAGTTCGACCAGTCCGACGTCCACGGTCTGCTGATCCTCGCCGTGCTCGTCGATGGATTCTGGGTGCGGCCGCATTGGACGGCGGCGGCGGAGATCCGACTCCAGGGGCAGCGTTTCGGGCTGAGCCCGTTGGATCGCCGGCGGCTGCAGTGGGAGATCGAGCGGGTCGACGAGGCGCAGGACAAGGGCCGCAAGCGGCGCCAGCAGGCGGCGACGCCGGCTGAGACGGGCGCGGACCCGCGCGACGTCCTGCGTGCTGTGTGAGTACGTTCGTCGTCCCACCGCTGGATGAGGCGCCGTGGCCGACGTTGGGGCCGGCCGTCTGTGACCTGCTGGTCGAGCGGGCCGTGTTCGGGCCCGGCAGTCTGAAGGGCCAGCCGGCGCAACTCGACGCGGAGACGCGGGCGTTGATCTACCGGGCGTACGAGTTGTACCCGCGCGGGCACGCGCTCGCGGGCCGTCGACGGTTCAGGCGGGTGCGGATCTCGGCGCGGAAGGGCACGGCGAAGACGGAGAAGCTCGGCTGGGTGGCGTTCGCCGAGCTTCACCCAGAGGGCCCGGTCCGGTTCGACGGCTGGGACTCAGCCGGGAACCCGGTTGGTCGGCCGGTCCGCGATCCGTACATTCCGCTGCTGGCGTACACGGCCGAGCAGGTCGAAGAGCTGGCCTACCAGGTGCTGTACGTGGTGTGCACGGAGGGCCCCGACGCGGATCTGTTCGACGCCGGCCTGGAGCGGGTGGTCCGCCTCGACGAACGCGGCCGCGCGGACGGCAAGGCGGTCCCGCTCGCGCAGTCGCCCAACGCCCGCGACGGTGCGCGGACGACGTTCCAGGGCTACGACGAGACGCACCGCCTAGACCTCGCCCGGAACGTCGAGGCGTACGAGACGATGGAAGCCAACTTGCCGAAGCGGCCGCTCGACGACCCATGGTCAATGGGGATCACGACCGCCGGCGTCCCTGGCGGCGGGTCGGTCGCGGAGCGGGACAAAGACGAGGCCGAGGCGATCGCCCGCGGCGAGATCGAAGAGCCGGAGCTGTTCTACTTCCACCGCGAGGCGTCCGCGGGGCATGACCTGTCGACGCTTGACGGGCGGGTCGAGGCGATCCGGGAAGCGTCTGGGCCGGCCGCCGAATGGTCGGACCTGCGCGGGATCGCGAAGCAGTGGGACCGGCCGACCGCGGATCGCTCCTACCTCGAGCGGGTGTGGCTGAACCGGTGGACGCAGGCGGCCCGTCAGGCGTTCGACCCGGTCCGGTGGAAGGAACTGGAGCGGCCCGGCTACCGCATCCCGTACGGCGTGCAGGTGACGGCCGGGCTGGACGGATCACGGTGGCGGGACACGACCGCGCTGGTCGTCACCGAGGTGTCGACCGGGTTCCAGCACCTGTTCGGGTTATGGGTGCCGGAGGAGTGCCCGAAGGGTGAGGTGCCCGTCGGGGAGGTCGACCAGGCCGTCGACGACGTGTTCGAACGGTGGAATGTGCTGCGGTTGTACGGGGACCCGGCGCAGGGCTGGGATGACCCGCTGGCGCGGATGGCGTCGCGGCACGGACCGAAACGGGTCGTGTTCTGGTACACCGACTCCCGGAATTTGCGGAAGACGGCGACGATGTGTCGCTCCTACGGAGGGGCGATCAAGGCCGGCGAGGTCACCAACGACGGCGACCCGCGGTTCGCCCGGCACGTCGGGGCGGCGCAGAAGCGTGACATCCACATGCTCGACGAGGACAACAAGACGCCGCTGTGGGTGATGGCGAAGGAACGTCACGACTCGCCGAAGAAGATCGACGCGGCGATGGGTGGCGGCCTGTCGTGGCAGGCCCGCCTCGACGTCATCGCGGCCGGGCTGGCGCAGTCCGAGACGGCCTACGCGTACAGCGCATGACCTGGGTGGTGGTTGCCGCGTGCCGCTGACCACCGAGCAGGCGCTCGCCATCACCATGAAGTTGTATGACGAGCTCGCCGGCCGGCGCGGCCCGGTCAAGCTCGCCGAGGAGTACTTCCGGGGCAAGCAGCCGCTGCGGTTCGCGTCAGCGAAGTGGCAGGAATACCACGCCGACCGGTACGAGAAGTTCTCCGACAACTGGTGCTCGCCGGTCGCGAACTCCCCGAACGAGCGGCTGCGGGTCGACGGGTTCCGCCTCGACGACGACCCGTCCCAGTCGAGCACGGAAAAGGACCTGTGGCGCGGCTGGCAGGCCAACAACATGGAGGCCCAGTCCAGCCAGGGGTTCCTGCACGGCATCATCGGCTCCCGGTCGCATGTGCTGGTCTGGGGTGACAGCGACGAGCAGCCGGTGTCGACGTGGGAGCGCGGCGACCAGGTCATCGTCGACTACGACCCGGAGCGGCCGTCCCGGCGCACCGCGGCGCTGAAGACATGGCACGACGGCAGCATGGAGTTCGCGACCCTGTACACCGCCGACCAGGTGTGGAAGTGGCAGCGGCCCTACATGCAGGCCGCGGACCGGTACGCGTCGTCGCCGATCGTGATCCCGCCCGGCTCGCGGGGTGCCGGCTTCAACGACGGTTTGAACCGGACACCGACCGGTCTGTACGTGTCCGGCAGCGAGGCCGGACAGTGGACGGCGCGGCAGCCGGCCAGCGACGACACGTGGCCGCTGACCAACCCGCTCGGCGAGGTGCCGATCGTCGAGTTCCCGAACCGGCCGATGCTCGGCTCGGACCCGCTGTCGGACATCTCGGGCACGATGGCGATGCAGGACGCGATCAACCTGCTGTGGGCGTATCTGTTCACGGCCGCCGATTTCGCGTCGATGCCGGCCCGGGTCGTGCTTGGGCAGGAACCGCCGAAGCTGCCGATCCTCGACGAGAACGGGCAGAAGGTCGGCGAACGCACCGTCGACCTGAAGAAGCTGGCCGAGGACCGGATTCTGTGGCTGACCGGCCAGAACACGAAGGTCGACCAGTGGGACGCGGCGAAGCTCGACGTGTTCACCGCCGTCATCGAGGTCGCGGTCACGCATGTGGCGGCGCAGACCCGCACCCCGCCGCACTACCTGGTCCTCGGTAAGGGCCTCGTCAACGTCAACGCCGAGGGCATGAAGACGGCGGAGACCGGGCTGACGATGAAGGTCCGGGAGATGCAGTTGTTCCTTGGCCCGGCCGTGCGTGAGGTGTTCC